AATGGTATTAATAAACTACATAAACAATAAAACAAAAGGAGTAAAAAATGAGAAAATTCGACTTTAAAAACTTAACACTTGAAACAGCAGAAGAAGAAATTTTTGCACTGCAAGGTAGTCAATACGGCCATAATATGATAGGATTAATACTTGGCGAGGTTGCTAATAAATTCGGGGAAGATGTAGCAGACCAATTAGAGATTGATACAGACGCGTTTGGAGGTTGTTAATATGGTAAATATGAACGAGAATTGCCAATTCTTAAAAGAGTTAAACGCAGGTAATAAAATGGCGCTTTATAATTTAGCAGTGTGTAAAGGTCAAGTTAAATTATTTAGTAAGGGAATAAAACCAACCCAAAGATGGCGCTTAAAAGATGTTAAGAACTACTTTGGATTAGTTGGCGGAACAGATAAAATACTAGACCAATTAGAGCAGTTACAAGAGATAATTAATGAAAAAGAAACGTATGGAATAAAGAACAATCTTAATATTAACTTAAATGATGAAAGGGCTTAAATATGCTTACTAGAAAATATTATAGATTAATAGCGAAAGCAATTAAGAGTAACACATTTAACAACAATAGGAAGTTAAATAAAGATACATTAATAACTGATTTATGTGCAGAGTTCAAAGCGGATAACGGGTTATTTAATCGTGATAGGTTTGTTGATGCTTGTGAGTAGATAAAAGCGGGGATTGTGTAGCAATAGACGCCTCGATTTATTCGGGGCGTTTTTGTTTGTGTTCCTTCTCTATGTAATCAACAATTTTACAATCTTAATTATAATAATGATTGGTAATCCAAATTTCAACCTAATTACGACCCCCTAACCCCATTTTGACGGGGGGGCAAACATAAAATAATACCCACACACATTCTAACGCTATTTTTTAAACTTTGTAACAAATCACTGAAATTTCGATTTAGTTTTCCCTAAAATATTTTGGGATAAAAATTTACCTTTTTCTTTATTATTAATTTCTTTTTATAAGTTGTGTATTTAATATGTGTATATCTCTAGTATATCTCTAGTATATCTCTATTATAGAGAGAATATAATCAAATAAATGAATTAAACAAGACTTTTTTTTTAACTAAATATTTATTATATTATTTCATGGATGTAAAAGTAATAAAAGGCGAAGAAAATTATTTATACGATGATGAGGTTGAATTCAAGGCTTTCAATCCTGGAGTTCCCATTGTTGGCAACTGGAGAATTGGAACCATTGGTGATTGGGTATATACCGATGATGACTATGTTCTTCAGATAATCAAGCGTAGTGGGTTAAAGCATCCAGGCTATAAATCTCCAAGGAATGTTGTATTGACTGTTTGCGGTTCTTATATCGTTGAGCAGAAGACTCATCAAATAATGGGAGATAGAGGTGTTGCGCAAAACATTTTTTCATTTTCTGGAAACTATGATGCAATTTATGAGAGGGCCAAAGATAGAAAGTTAAACAACCGTGAGTTCTTATTTGCCAGATACGTTGCAGCTGGGGAAGATACCATTTCAGCTTATAAAAAAGCATACCCAAAGGCTAAGAATGAGGATTATATTAAGCAGAAAACAAATATTTTACTAAATAAAGAGGAAGTTAGAACTATGGTTAAAGAAGAGGTAAAAAAAGTATTAGCCGATGAGGGTGTTTCTCCTGAGTGGATTATAGCAAAGTTCAAAGATATTGCAGATTTATCCGATAGAGACACCGATAAGCTTAATTCCTTAAAAGCACTGGCTACGATGTCTGGATTATTTGATACAGAGAAGAAACAAGAGCAATTAACAGTATTTCAAGGATTCACACAAGAGCAAATGGAGGCTTTAAGTGGAAAAACACCTGCAAAGGTCATCGCTCACAAAGAAAAAGACGAAGATTAAAGACCCTTGTCCTATTTGCGAGAAAGAATTGTATCATAATCAGTATTATTCCAAACGTGTTGGCTTATTTGACACAAACACTACAGACCATGACGTAATTGGCTGGATGTGTCCTAAATGTAATTCAGAATTTGATAATAACGATAATATTATGTATATTTACGGGGAAAATTCAATAGGTGGAAAGACATAAACAATAAAAATGGAGTTATGATGGCAGATTATCCAAGCAATGATGCAAGAAATAGAATGCAAAAAAATGAATTTAGTTTAAATTTATCAGATAGCAGTTCTATATACGAAAAAAATCAAGCTAAAAGAAAAAAAGCTAAAGAAAAGACTGATGCAAGAAAACAAGAATTAAAAGAAAAGAATGCTCCTAAAAAAGCTATTAGAGCAGAACGTAGAGCTGCAAGGAAAGCTGCAAGAAAAGCTGCAAGAAAAGATATTTTATCTGCATTTTCAAAGAAAAGAAAAGCTAAAAGAGCTGCAAAAGATGTAGCAAAATCAAAAATGAAAGCATTAAAAGATAAATCTTATATTGCAGATGACCTATCTAAAATTCGCCCTAGTAGTAAACCAGTTTCTGCTAAAAAAGGTAAATCTGATTCTAACTTAGGATTAGCTAAAAAAGGGAAATATGGCACAGCATCATCTTCTAAAAAAACTTCTGCTAAAAAAACTGTTGTTCCAATTAATAAAAAAGAACAAGCTAAAATAGATGCTAAGGCTCCAGCTAAGAAAAAAATGATTCCAATTAATAAAGTAGAACAAGCTAAGTTAGATAAGAAAAAGTCTTCAAAGCCTGTTGTTACAAAAAAAGAGAAATCTAAAATTGCTAGAAAAACAGCTAGTACTGGCAAGAGTGTATCAGAAATAGCTGCAGAATTAAAACCTAAAGGTAAAGCTAAAATAAATATAGATGAATTAAGAAAAGCAAGTGCTGAACTTAAAAAGAAGAAAAAAGCTCCTAAAAATAAAATAACAGGATTCACTATGGGTGGAAAAACAATTTCACTCAAATGAAAATAGTCTACAAATATCAAGCCACAGATGAAGATGTTCAAGGTACCTCTCTTATCCCATGTTGTGTTAATCATACTCTATACCCTTCTTTGTTTGTGGCTGATAACTCCAATTTTGCTATGTGGGAGTCAGATGGCGAATAGTAATGATATGAATAGTATTTTAGATTCATTGCTTTTTACACAACAGAATAATTACCAATATAAAGATTCTATGCAAAAAACAATGAATTTTGAAGGTTATGAAGAAAAGCCATATCTTGATTCATCTGGCTTTCCAACTATAGGTATTGGAAACAAGTTAGAATCTGTATCTTATAAAAAAGGACAAATGCCAGAAAAATATTCTAATATGGAAGTTTCAAAAGAGAAAGCAATTAATAATTATATTAATAATTACTTAGAAATCGAAGGTATAGTAAAGAAAAAGTATGGAAAAGGTTACGATAAGTTACCAGAAGATGCTAGAGGAGTTTTAAATGACTTGGCATTTAATTTAGGAGGATTTAAACTTTTTGATGAATTTCCTGGTTTTATTGAAGATTTTAAAAAAGGTCAATATGGGGAAGCTGCTAAAGAATTAAAATTTACCAACCCAGACGAAGGTGATATGAATTTTAGTAAATGGTGGAAGCAAATAGGTGCTTTAAATACTGAAAATGAAAATTTAAAAAGAAGTGATAATAGAGGAACTTCTGCTTATGATATATTATTAAATTTAAAAGGAAAATAATGATAGATACTAAGCTAGATGAAAGATTTAATAGAATAGAAGAATTATTAATGGATTTAGAATAAGGAGTTTACTATGTCATGGACAAATAAAGAATCAAAAATAGATTATACTGGAGCAAGTGCTCAAAAATATACAGATGCATATACAAATAGACCTGAAGATGCAGGAAGTTTAAAAGGTATTCAAGGTTTATTAGATAAAATAGGTATGGTACCAGGTATTGGAGAACCAGCTGATTTATTAAATGCTTTATTATATGGAATGCAAGGAGAAGGAAAACAAGCTGGATTATCAGCATTATCAATGCTACCATTTCTGGGCGGTATAATAAAGCCTATGAAAAAAGCCAAGAAATATTATGGATTAGAAGATATTGGGCATATAGACCCTAAACTTCAAGAACAAAAGTTATTTAAAGATAAGGCTAGAAAAAAATATTTTGCAGAAAAGTCAGCAGAGAATAAAAGACTTGAAGATGATTATTTTGAAAAAGAACTTAATTTTCAAGATATTGAAACAGATGATATTAAATCTGCTAATTTTGCAGAATCTCAAAGCTTTTTAGATTCTCTATTTGATTCATTTAAAGGAAAGGAATTTTAATGAGTTCGGCAGCAAAAAGATATAAAAAAGCTAGAAATGGCTAATTTAAATCTTAATGGTAATGTTTCCCAAAATGAAAAGGTTCTTGAGATGGCATATAAAGACCTTATCGTATTTGGTAAACTATTTTCACCTCAAGACTTTTTGGCTTCAGCGACTCCTGAATTCCATAATGTAGTTGGTAAAAAACTATTAGATAGAAAAAATCAACAATTGGCTCTTGTATTGCCTCGTGACCACGCAAAGTCAACTTTAGCAGCAACTGCTGTATTACATCGTTTTCTATTTGCGAATAAAGAAAGCCCAGAATTCATCGCTTGGGTTGGCGAGGCTCAAGACCAGGCTATTGATAACCTCAACTGGATTTCCAATCATATATACTCTAATCCTGCAATACATTATTATTTCGGTGACCTTCAAGGCGATAAATGGACTAAAAACGAAATAACATTAACAAATAATTGTAGGATGATTGCTAAAGGAGCAGCCCAAAGACTGCGTGGTAAAAAGCAATTATCTACAAGATACACTGGAATTATACTTGATGACTTTGAATCTGAGTTAAATACTAAAACTCCTGAAGCAAGACAACAAATTAAGAATTGGGTAACAGCTGCTGTATATCCAGCGATTGATTTTGATAAGGGTGGGTTCTTATGGTGTAATGGTACTATTGTACATTATGACTCATTTTTAAATGGATTAACTAAAAATCATAAAGAAGCAATGAATAATGGTGCTGAGTATTCTTGGGACTTAATAACCTATAAAGCAATACTTGATAATGGTGAACCATTATGGCCCTCACGTTGGCCTCTTAAAAAATTAGCAGAAAGAAAGCAGTTTTATGTAGATTCTGGTACACCGTCTAAATTCTATCAGGAATATATGAATCAAGCTAAATCTCCTGAAGACCAAATATTTAGTGAAAGCGATATAATAGATAATTTATATTCTGGTAGTGTGAAATTTGATGAAGAAAGAAATTCATGGTATATTAAGCTAGAAGATGGGAAAATAGAATATGTTAATATTTACATGGGTGTTGACCCTGCCTCTACTCTTAGTACTCGTAACGACTATAGTGTTATTATGGTTATTGGTGTTACTTCTGAATATGATTATTACATTATTGAGTATTGGAGACAAAGAGTATTACCTATGGACTGTGCAGATGAAATATTTAAAATCTCTGAACGATATAGACCAATTAAAAGAATAAACATTGAAACAATATCATATCAGGAGATGTTGAGGGATTATGTTCAAAAGAGAAGTAAAAAAGAAGGAAAGTTTTTACCTGGCATTGAAATGGGTATTAAAGGATATGGACAACAAAAAAAGAAAGATAGGTTATTTGAAGGACTTC